GAAGTTCCTATCGTAAAAAATTCCAAAAATAAAAATTTAAAATCAAAAATCCGTAAAGCAAAAACCGCTTATGAGGTTCTTGCGTACACTGTCATGCTTATTCAAGCTGAAGAAGCGTTAAATGATGGAGAATAATGGATTTTTATACGTTGCTTCTTTAAAAAAAGGATATTATAAAGCAGCAAAATTGTCTGCTTTAAGTCTTTTAGATTATTGGCCAGAAGCAAAAATTACACTATTTACCCACAAAGAATGGGTAGAACCTGGTGATTATGATATTTTCGAAACTATCATAACAGATAATGTTCCCTATCATCATAGGGCAAAATTGTGGGCTTTAGATAAAACCCCATATGACTTGACTGTTTATATGGATTGTGATACCGAAGTCCAGCATGATGATATACAAAAAATCTTCGATCAGATTCCAGAAGATGTTGATATTTTGTTTACCGCAAATCGTCCATATAATGCTGCATTGACGAAGCTATCCGATACGGAAGAAATGACTGAGCATTGTGGATTATTCATATACAGAAACAATTTACAGACATTAAACCTTATGAGTGCTTGGTGGGGTGAATACCAAAAACAAAATGAACCGGAATTTGATCGTCAACATTATCCAGAAGCTGCTCTCCAATGGGACACATTTACAATGTGGCGTCTTTTGACTTATGGAAATCACGGAGTAAAGACTGGTCGTTTTCCAGAACCTGATGCTCGTTGGAATTTTGTTATAGGATATAAAGAAGAGGAACTAATGGGGCAACCAAAAATCATACATCATTATACATTGCCCCACAGGATAAGATAAATGAAATTCGCAAATTATATCAGCGATGAATTAAAAGAAATCGTAACTCCATACACTGAATGGTTTTTCTCACAAGAGGATCATAAAGATTTACGAGAACCAGACCGTGTAAACGGTCATACTATGGAAACTGCGACAAGTCTTGAATACATGAATCACATTGTTGGAAAAGATGGCAATCATATAGGATATCCAGAAGTTGCCTATTGCTGCGATATAGGAACTTCACCCGATGTTCCTAAACATCACAGAGAAAGACAACAAAAATTGAATAGAGAATTGATTTCTATTCTTGGTGCAAGAAACAATGCTGTACATGTGTACTATCCAGAAGGCGGTTTTATGGGCTGGCACACAAACTGGAACGCATCTGGATATAACATTCTTCTAACATATAATACAGAAGAAAATTCTGGTTATTTTAGATACAGAGATCCAATAACCAAAGAGCCGGTAACTCTTTGGGATCCAAAAGGTTGGTCTGTTAAAGTTGGATATTTTGGAAGAAGAAGTGAGACCGATAAAGTTTGGTATCACTGTGCCGGAAGCAAATCAAAAAGACTCACTTTAGGATATGTTATACCAGACGAGTCTATGTGGAAAATGATGGTAGAAGACATCACTGGTCAAGATCTGGATTCTCTTTCGGATTCTTAGATTTCTGCAACATTGAAATCATTTCTTCAAGTATTGATAATTGCTCATGAATCTTTTCAATATCATCTAGCATTCTAGGTATTGCATATTTTGCTCTAACGATAATTGCTGCGTCCATGTTTGTGATTGTCTTCATGGTTAGCTCAATTTTTTTCCTTTTAAAGAAAGTTATTAGATTTGAATACCAAGTAGGTGAAGATTTTATCTCATGAATTTCGGTTATATTTGCTGATACTTGTTCTTTGATTTTCTTTAATGTTTGCTCTTCTCTAAACTGTACCAGGGCATCTTCTTTTGCAGTTATAAGTTGTTGATTTAGCTCAATAATTTTTTGAGTTAGTTCTGCAACAACCTTTTTATTTTCTTCTGCTAGTTTAGCCCTAAGTCTACTCTCTTCATTATTAGCATCTCTATTTCTTACAGCAACATTTTCCTGTTCTTTCAGTAGATTGTTTCTTTCGTCTTGAGTAGAATGTAATAATGACTTTAGCGTTGAAATTGAACCCGTGCTTTCATTTTCAATACGAACAATTTGTTCTTTTAACTGTTTAACCTCTTCCTCTAAAGACTCATTTTTCTTTTTGTATAGACCGAGACTTCTGCTTGCTAAAATCTCGCGCTCTTTTTTATTAGTCTTTCTTTTTGCCTTTTCTACGATAACTTCAGTAGTAGGAGTCACTACTACATCCGCAGATGTTGGTGTTTCTACCAAATTTTCTATTATTTCGTTTGTAGATTGTGTAGCTTCTTGAGGTAGATCAACGTTTATTCCAGAAACGTTTAATGGAACTGGAACATAATCTTTCGGTGGAGGTGCAACAACTCTTGCTCTGCCCATGTTATTTCTTTCCTATTACCATAAATCTGTCGAAGTCAACTTTACCATCCCAAGACCAATACGACTGTTTAATTTGTCCTTGATATGCTATAGTTTTCACGCCAACATTTTCAATATGTGCTTCAATTGTTGGCACACAATTAATTCCGTACATTTCTCTGAATACATTAGATGATTGACAAGCAAAGATACAATCTTTATTTGCTGTTGTCATATCTTTTAGAGGATACATTGACTCGCAGCCTATTGAGATTACCACATCAGTTTCCCAGGCATTAATATCATGATATGAGAATGGAATATCTAGATTTAAATGATTCATTTCTATTCCATTTTCTATATAATATGAATTGAATATCTTAGATAGTTCAAGCGCATCGTTGTCAATATCAATCAATTTAAGACTTTTAATTTTGAGATTTTCGCATAATAGTGGAACTAATGGAAATCCTAGCCAAGAGTTTAAAACAGTAACATTCAAATCTGGCTTGTCAACATGTTTTTGTAGCTCTTCTACTAGCCAAATGGCTGCATCCATTGTATTTGGATTTAGAGATTTACGAAAGTCCTCATGTTTCCATGGCATTTCGTGATTGATCTTTTCTAGACCCAATCCCCATTTATGATAGTTGTTCAGAAAATTATAATTTAACATCTTGTGGTCTCTCCATCGAATCAAATAAACAAATTAGTGGATCTTTTCTAATAACCTTTTCTCTAATGTCAGTTGGCCACATATAACCATAGTTATAACTATAGATCCAGCCGTCAGGAAAATACTCTATCTTTACAAGACGCTCTCTTTGATGCCCAAACATATTATCTAATCCTCGATAATAGAAAAACATCTGATTGGGATAGTCTCGCGTAAATTTCTTAATTTTATTGATATCGAGTCTATCATTCCATCTAAGAACGCTTGAGTTTAAATCTGTGTACTTATGTAAAGCATCTTTACAATCTTTTTTCATTTTAACTAGATTGTGCCAGTGTGTTCTAACAAATGTCAGAGAATTACCTGGATCTAACTCTACAATACAATCAATATTTTTTTGAATTGAGATGTCAAGATCAAAAAATAATTTTTCTCCATCCTGTTTAATCACATCTTTATCGAACAAATATAATTTGTTCCACCATTTCTCATAATAATTTCCCTCTGGTATGGGAATTATAATTATTTCTGCATTTAGTCCAACGGAATGTTCCGTTATGCAATGAAATGTGAATTCGGAAGTAATGTGTTTTTTACATTCTTTAAATATGCGATTAACATATTCTGGACCATACTTATGTCCCCATTTTACAGTATAGATGTTAATCATGTTATATTCCAATGTGCTAATAAATCTGGATCAACTAGGGTAGCTTGTTTCACTTTACCACGTTTCGCATCTTGAAATGGAAGTAAGTCTACATTAAAAACACAAAGTATAGCGTCTTTTCTATATATGCCAACATCTAAGTCGCCGGAATCCCAGTCTCTACCACGATTATATGAGTAAGCAAATTCTTTTGGAAAATGTTTCCAAAGTGCAGGTTTGCCGTCTGGTCTGAAATTTCCCCAACGCCAACTATGATAGTTATCTGTTCCATCTGTAAACGTGAACCAGATTCGTTCTTGATTTTCTAGAACATCTTGCCAGATGCATTCCGTCTGATCATCTGACCAAACCATACAACTGCCGTTCGTGTACGCTCCGTGCGACAGTTTGAAATTTCTAGATTTCATTGGACGAGGATCTTGCCACCAAGACTTTAGTTTTGTTGGATGCTCTAAATCATATGTAATGATGGGCGATAGGTCGTTTTGAATAATAACATCAAGATCAAAGAAAACAAATCTTCCAGTAGGTTTATCCTCTGCGAAGTTGTGGGTATTGAAGATGAACGTCTTGGGTCTATCCCAGCATCTTGCCATGCCATATTTGAAATCTTCGGTACCAAACCAGTATTTCGGATGAATATCTGGGATGTCTGGAAAGTTGATGACTTTTATTTCGTCTTCAAATCCTTCACTGTTATCTGTGTAACAGTAGAAATGAAAATCAAATCTATCTGGCGTATGCTTCTTTGCCATGCGATAGAGACGATTGACAAATTCTGGATCGTATTTTGTTCCCCATTTACAACAAATGTAGTTTACTCTCATTTCAAATTCCACAATTTAATTATGTCTTTGTTCTTGCAATCCGCTAGATTCACATGATCTTTTGTTGAAGGATGAGGAACATTATCGGTATTGAACAGACAAATTTTAGCATCGTCTCTAAACTTGAAACGTTCAGTATCTTCTGGATGATATCTACCTCTGTTCCAAGAATAAACCCAGTCTTTAGGAATGTTTCTCCAAAAGTTTCTTTGTCTCCAATAATGATAGTTGTCTGTGCCTTTAAAAAACGTTTTGAAAACGATCTCATCATTTTCCATTACGTCATAATATATATGACGACATTGTCCATAGGACCACAGCATCATGCTTGAATTGTAGAATGTGCCTCTAGTTTCTATAAAGAATCTATCATCAATTTGATTATTTGGTTGCCATAGTGAATTGATTATTCTTGGCTTTTCTGCAAGATATTCAATCTCATCTATGTTATTTTGAATAACTACGTCAAGATCAAAAAAGCAAAATTTGTCATCTTCGCTGCAATCTAGCCACTCTTCTGAGTTAAATACTAAAAATTTTGCCCTATCAAAACAAAAGGTTTCTTTACCAAAATAGTATTTTGGATGTAAAAGTCCATCGTCTGGAATAGATATAACTTGGACATTTTTGTTGATTCCGCGTTTATTGTCTGTGTAACAAATAAATCTGAAATCTTTTGTATAATGCCTTTTAACCATTTTGTACAGGTTATTGACATATTTTGCTGGGTACTTATCGCCCCATTTTATTGTTAGAAAGATCATCATATAACTCTTCGTGATGTGGGAAATCGTCTAGTCCATTTAACAAACATATTGTGTATTCAGGACGATATCTGTCGCAATGTTTTTTCTCTGGATGATAAAAGTCTGCACCATATAGAAAGGAGTAAAAATCCGCTTTAGGAAACCATTTAAATTCGAACCCTTCGTGCCATAAAAATCTATCATCTCCCCAATACTTTATCATATAATAATCTGGATCTTCAGCAAAGTGTTCCCAGATTTTTAATGCCTTTGGAGACCCAGATTTCCACATAACAGCACTAGAATTATAATTGCTCAGATATCTATGACTATAACTCTTTGCTGTTTGGTGGACCCAATCTATGTCTTTCCAATAAGTATATACTATTGTAGGAACGTTGTCAATACATTCCCAGAGGTGATCTATATTATTTTGAATTCTGATGTCCAGATCTAGGTATAAAACATCACCCAAATTCGTAAGACTATACATCCAGATTTTTCGAAAAGTGCCATCTATCCCCTCTGGCAAAGGGATGATTTTTACCCTAGGATCTAAGTTTGGATCATCCGTAATGCAGGCATAATTGTATTTGCCTTCTGTTGCCGAAATTATCCTATCGACATCTTCCTTTTTATACTTAGTTCCGTATTTTAGCATCAAAATTGTTTTCATCATATTTTCCAAATTATAAATAAGACAGAATACAGACTTTTTAATTTATAAGGGCAAAAATGGCACAAGTCTACAACCTATACATTGATCAAGGAACCACGTTTAGCACTACGTTATCCGTGGCAGATCAGTATGGAGAACCTAAAGACCTAACTGAGTACACATCAGCCGCGCAAATGAGAAAGTCATATTATACAAACACTGCAATAAATTTCAACTCTGAAATATCTTCGCCGCAAGACGGTGAGGTTACCATCTATTTATCTGCCGAAGAAACAAGTGCGATTAAGGCTGGCAGATATGTATATGACGTTGAGGTTTCCGGAGCCGATGAGACTTTAAGGGTTTTGGAAGGTATAGTTGTAATTAATCCAGAGGTTACAAAATAATGGCTATTAAAGTAACGGTTCCCACTTCACAAAATATAAATACTAACATAGTAAGCAAAAAAGCATCTACATCTGTGGACACACTCAAAGATGTTGTTGTAGACGGGCTTGCTGGTGGAGACACATTAGTTTATAATGCAACTACTAAAAAATGGGAAGCAAAAAGTCCGGATACATTGAATTTAAATCACATAGATGGCGGAACATTTTAACAAAAAGAGGATAAAATTCCATGTCAACAATTATTCAAATTAAGAGAAGTTCAGGTTCAAGTGCGCCTTCTACCTCGGATCTTCTAGAAGGCGAATTAGCCTACGCAGAAGATGCGTCTAATAATGGCGCTGGCGCAAAATTATATATTGAGTCTGTAAATTCGACTGGCGGTGCAGTTATTGAGGCCATTGGTGGAAAATTTTACACCTCTGCTGTTGATTCTGCAACAAACTCAAATACAGCATCGACAATTGTAAAGCGCGATGGTTCTGGTAACTTTTCGGCTGGTACAATTACTGCTGCACTAACTGGTAACGTAACTGGTAACGTAACTGGTACAGTATCGTCCCTGTCAAACCACGACACAGACGATCTTTCAGAGGGTACAAGCAATCGTTATTTCACAGACGGTCGTGCAAGAGACGCCATCAGCGTATCAGGTGATCTTTCATACAATTCTTCAACTGGCGTTATCTCGTAT